CTTATCAGCTTTGTTGCTGTAAATAATGGTTGCCGCCGCACAATGAAAGCGGTGTGCCTTGGCGGGCAGTTCTACATGACCAACAATCATGCGTTTAATGAAACTGGAACCATTAAGGTTGAAGTGACATGCGCCCCTGTGACAGAGGGCGTCACTCAGAATATGCAGTTCCTTTTAACTCAGGCGGAGATTTTCCGAATTCCTGAGAAGGATCTAGCTTTTTTCCAGATTCGTGCGCTACCACCCCGCAAGGACATCACTAAGTTTTTCGCTAAGGAAGACATGTCAGGAGTCAGCAATGGCTTTTACATGCAGCGTAATGAACAAGGTGAAATTGTCGAGATCGAAGTTTTCAACTGTTTCAAGCGCCAACAGGCGATTGCAACTTTGGGAATGATGACTTGCTGGATGGGGACTGCAGAGCGACCCACTCAAGAGGGCGACTGTGGTTCTGTTTTGCTTCTGCGTAAGCAGAGCGGTATCTTCCTTGCTGGTATCCACGTAGGCGGTGTGTTATGCGATGTCGCAGCACTTCCGGTTACTATGGCTGAGATTACGAGCGCCAAGAATGCGCTTCAGCCATATGAGATCCAGTCCGGTGCCCCGATGATTTCGTCGGAAAGTGCCAAACGCAACTTCGAACATACTTTGCACCCGCGTTCCCCTTTCCGCTTTTTGCAGGATGGTGTCGCTACAGTGTATGGTAGCTTTGCTGGTTTCCGAACTGGAGGGCGCTCGAAGGTGTGCAAGACCTTGACCCATGATTTGGCACTTGCCGAAGGTTATGAGGTTAAGGCAGCGGCTCCTGTCATGCACGGTTGGGCTCCTTGGTACAATGCTGCCGCGGAGACTACTAACCCTGTGACAGACATCGATCTAGGTCTTTTAGACAAGGTCAAGGGAGAGTTCATTGAGGAAATTCTTGAACGTTTGGATCCCAAGGTGTTGAAAGAGGAGTTGTTTGTTTATGACGATCTCACAGCTATCAACGGTGCCAATGGTGTACGTTTCGTCGATAAGATGAACCGTGCTACCTCGATGGGTTGCCCCTGGAAGAAGACGAAGAAGGAATTCCTCGTTAAGCTTCCGCCCACTGAAAGCTGTGCTGATCCGGTGACATTTACGCCCGAGGTCATGGAACGAGTTCAAATCATCATCCAGACTTACCTGATGGGAATGATGGCTATGCCCATTTTCTCAGGTTCGTTGAAGGATGAAGCTCTCAAGCTCAAGAAAGTGCTTGCAAAGCTGACTCGTGTATTCTGTGCCTCTCCTGCTGACTGGAATGTTGTCGTGCGCAAGTACTACTTGTCGTTCGTTCGGCTGATGCAACTCAACAGATTTATCTTTGAGGCGTTTATCGGCTGTGTGGCCCAGTCCCAGGAATGGGAAGACATCCGCGAGTTCTTGACTCGGTTTGGGTGCGATCGGCTGGTTGCCGG